TACCACTCTACTCCAAAATGACATCCTACAAATAAATGACATGACCACATAATTTTATCCTATTGGTTTTTTGTTAGCTTTAGCGTATGCAATAGCAATAGCTTGATTTCTTTTTTTCCCTGATTTTATTTCTTTTTTTATGTTTTTAGCAATAACAGCTTTTGATTTTCCTGATTCTAAAGGCATATTTTTTCCAAATAAAAAAAATCCCACCGATTAAAATGGGATTCCAAAGGAGTTATTATGCCAAACCTCAAGACGAGGCTTAACCTAATTTCTTGATTTTACTCTTTTGCTATCAAAAGGTCAAGAACTATTTTTAATATCCCCCATCATCATAATCATCTTCAGCAGAATAAGGTAATCCATTTGGATATTTTTTATTCCATTTTTCCTCACAATTAGAACAAGCAACTACATCACCAAACCAACCTGTGTTCCCACAATTTAATTTAGGCTCTTTTTCACTTGGCCTACCACTCCATACTTTGTTATTGCAATTACTTTCAGATTTATTAATATCTCTCATTGGATTCATTTTATTACTCCTTTGTTGTTTATAAATATTTATTTATTTTTAAGCTCAACACTAACATCATTAAAGCTCATTAAACAAAATGTGCCTTTTTCTTTCGGTAATGTTTTGCCTGTTATAACTAAATCAACATTATAAAAAGTTTTAATAATCTTTATAACTCTATTTGCAAACACTTTAGGAACAAAAAAACCATCTTCCATTGTGCAACAAAAATTATCAATACCTCTTGTTCCTTCTAAATCAAACAAAATTTCTTTATCAGTCACTTTCATCTTTGTATCTCCTTTGTTTATTAATTACTACATAAACAATATTACGCTCTTTTATATTAATTGCAAGTCTTTTTACAAATTATTTTAAATTAACTTAAATCAACAATTTTAGAGGTATATCTGCCATTCTTTTCTTTCTTCCATCCTTCTACTAATATTGTCCATCCAGCAGCTCGTATAAAGGGCAAGGCAGGACTTTCTGTTATCTTCCTTACACGACTGCTAATATTGGAATATGATGTAATTTGAAGTGCTACAGTGTCCCCATCCTTAATAGCTAATATATCTATGATTCCAAAGAGGTCGTTTCTCTTTTTTGAAAAAAAATTATAATGCTCAACCACCTCTATTAAATTGTAGTTTTCCTTTCTTAATCTTGCTAGAGTTCTTTGAGTCGGACTTGTTTTGGCCATTCTTTTCCTTTTTGTTGTTAAAAATTCTATCAAAATTATCAGCAAACTTTTTATCGTCTGTTGGTCTGCGGCTGCTTCCTTTACCCATTACTTATCTCCCTAACACAAGTATAAGTTTTCCAATCAGAATAATTTTCTGCTGCATATTGAAAAGCACTTTTGCAACTGTTGAACGAACCAGCATAAACATTTTCTGATGGCATACCACTTAGGCTTACTAACAAAAGAAATGCAATCATTATCTTCTCCTGTAAAAGTTCTTGTCTCAACCCCAACAAAACCACAAGATTGTGATTCATAACTTGATAAACTATCAAAATCAAATTTGCTAGTTGGTTTATGGTTAGGTGGTATATTGCTATATTCTTTTAATAAACAACTTGCTGCTTTATGTTCTGAACAATTTTCTTTAAAATATGTCATTGCATTAGAACAATCATTAAAATATCCTACAAACTCTAAATCGTTATAATTACCACTAAGACTTACTGTTAGTACAAATATTCCTTCAGCTAACATAATTTACTCCTCAAAATTTCCTTTTGTAACAATTTTTCCTGTTGACTCATGAATAACATAAAATTCTTTTGCATTATAAGTCATTATGTATTTCCATCCTTCCCAAATCCATTGATGCTCTTTCCATTCTTTTTTATTTTTTTTTAGTGTCTCTTTTCCTTTTGTCATTTTTGCACACTCCACTCATATTATACGTTCCTATTTCTGATATTAAACTACACCACCATAATTTTCCATCATGGTAACAAGCATACTTGTTACACTCATTACAAAGATGAGGTTTTTTTAAATCAATCTTCGTCATGAAGTTCATCTAATTGTTTGTCAATTAAAATTTCTTCCATAGTTTTTAGTTTTTCTGCATCGTTTTCTACATGAGCAATCAAATGGTTTATATACCATTGAGCTTTTTTAAGGTCATTTACACCATCTTTATTTTTCCAACGCCACAGGTACTTCATAATGTTTCCTGTATCAGTAGCTTCAATTCCTGTAAGCCCTTCTACTACCCCTTCAATGCAGTCAATGCACTCCAAGCCTTTAGCAGACTTGTAATGCTTTGGGTTTACTAAATAATCATTATTCATTTATTTCTCCATTTATACAAGTTTCGTATTGTTGTTTTACAAAAACCTTACTGTTTGTTGTAGCACTTTTAAATAATTTTCCTTTCTCGTTACATATATAATTAAAATGATTGGTGTTATGTACAACCACAATATCCCATACTTTAAAACAAACAACAAGGGTAATTATATAAATTACTAATCCTTTTGTAATTATACTTTGAATCCATTTAAAAATATTCATTATTTTCACTACTCCTTATTAATACATATGTTGTTTTTTTAATCAACTTATTAAGTATAATAGAGCCTTGATTAACCAACTAAAGGAAATCTACTATGTGGACATCACCTAAAGCTACTGAAATGCGTTTTGGTTTTGAAGTAACTATGTACGTAATGAACAAGTAATTTTAAATTAATAAGAGAAAAAGCCAGACCATAATAATCACAACATATAAGACCTTATAAGCATTTAGTCTTTTCTGGCTCATCTCTTAACTCTTAGTTCTCTTTAAAAAGGAACATCTTCTGATACTAACTCTTTAGCTTTTGGCAAAGATGCAGAGGATGAACTTTTACTTTCCCCTTTATAAAAAACTCTTGTATTACCTAATATAACTCCTCTATCTCCAGCTTCTCTTTCTTCTTTCGTTGTAGATTGAGTAATCATACCATTGTTATCGTATTGGTCTTTTTCATCCAAATCAACAAAAGTAGTAATGTTTAAATAAGTACCTTTTTCTCCTTTAATTAATTTAGTCTTATCAATCTTGCTTACATCTATACTTGCTGAAATTCCTACTGTTGCCATTAGTTATTCTCCTTAATTGATTTAATTATATCTTCAACTGATGTTAAAAATTCCTGTATATCTCCTTCACAACGACTTATTAAGTCATTATCTCTTTCAACTCTCTTGATAAAAAGTTGGTATTCTTTAGGAAAGTCAGGGTGGTAAGATACAAAGTCGCACCAATCTTTTCCTACACAAGCCATTTGCCATTGCATTTGGTGTATATATTTTTTAGCAATAACTCCAGTTTGTAATGTTTCTGTGTGTGTCATAGGCTGTGGGCATTTAATTTCAATTAAGCCGTTTAAACTAACTAACCCATCAGGACTTGCTCCTGCCATTTTAATAGTAGGGTGGTCTATAAAGCCGACCTCCCTAACATCTGTGCCTATTAATAACTTCATTTTATTGGCATACTCAACCCTAGCTTTGTCTTCAAACTCCACACCATGAGCCATTGCAGCGTTCATAAAAACAGGAACTACCTTATTAGTAAGCCTTTCTGTAACTAATTGCATACGATACTTTCTTTTGTAAGTAGATTCGCCATTTTTTACTTTAACCATAACATCATCTACTTTACTAGCAGTTACCTTACCTAATCTAGCAGAGAACCATTCAGCACTTCGTTGTTCCATTATTTGTTCTCCTTAACTTTTTCTATAAAGGGCATACATAATTTTCTGTCATCACCATCAAGAGTATTAAAATACTTTCTAGCTTCATCTATGCCTTGCTCTTTATAAATGTTTTCTATTCGTTCTAATACATCTGCTTCAGGTAAGTCTTCGCCATAATACAAATGAAGACTAATTCCAAAGAGAGCAATTGCTTTTGCTAAACATCTTTGCATAGCTGTATTTAATTGCATAGTATTAGGATTCTTAATAGCTTGGTTCTTAAAATCTAACACAGGTAATTGTGCTGTCATAGTCTTGCTAAAAGCTGTTAATGAACAGAAC